AGTCTTAGACTTTGGAATCGTATAGGAACGGACCCAGATGTCGTCTACTTCGACAAACTCCACATAGTCAAGATCAATTTTCTTGTACTTAGGGTTTTTACTAATAGCGTCAATGTTCATACAGATTCCTTATGGCACTATTTTAAGGTCACTTGTTATAGGGTCACGGTAGACCGTCCCCGTAACCCCACTATCTACAACAGCGACATTTAGCGCATGACTAGCAGCGGTAGTACCGTACTGCCCACGGGTGCATCCGGTGAAAGTAACTGATGTAGTCCCTGTGTAGCTAATTTTTTCGTTTTCTATGGTGATCACGCCAGATGTCGGGAAGTTTGTTGTAGACGTTACTGTAATCGTCGTATCAACATTGGTCAATGCTATAGTTAAATTAGTAGAAACAGGAAGCACTAGGGCTTGCGTAGTAGACGACGCATTTTCGTAGCCAGCCAATTGGAGAGTAGCGCCACGAAGATTACCGGGATTATCCAATGTATTGAAATAGGTAGTCAAAGTCTGGATAAACAGATTGAAATACTGACGGTCCCATTCAGTTGGGGGTGAAGGAAGTCGTGGGGCGGCCATTATGATTTCTTTCCGTCAGGACGCGAGTCAATCCGTATAGCACCGCCCTGCCATTGAACACCCAAAGCCGTAGACTCAAGCCTCATAGCCATCTGTCGCCCACGAACGCGTGTGTTTAACTGCTGCGTAAACTGCTGCACGATGTACTGTTTGACAGAGGGAGAATAGGTCTGCGTACTAGTAGTTGGGCCATTGACCGAAGTGCCGTAGGGTGCGCCAGAGTTTTGACGCGGGATCAAAGATATAGTCATTGTGGGGTTAGCCACAGTTGAACCGGTAAAAGACACGTCTGGCAGCATGCGCCACACAAACATAAACTGATTCCCGTCTTCAATATCAAAGTCAGCAGACTGAATGTACGCCGTAATAGGGTTAGTCACGTTGGTAGATACGTCATCGTTACCCTGTTCTTGAATAATCGTTTGGCCAATTACAGAATTACCCGTCGCGGTCAAAGGGCCGGGCTGTAATGGGGAGTCAACCCATGCAGTGCGTGACAAGTTGCCATAATACCAAATACGCTCAAGGTGGTTATATATTACATATCGGTCTACAGTAGGGTCGCGTCCTTGAGACAGCGCTAAGTCTTCCTCAGTCTGCGATACATAGAACCACCAGATTTCGTTAAAACCCTCGTTTGTGGCTGAGAATGTTTGGTATTGCTGGTTATTTGAAATGTTAGTAAAAATGTACTGCCGCAAAGAACAAGGCAGTGTCTGTACACGCCCGTCATACATGTAAAACTTATCCGCGCCCATCCAGTAAGCCGCGTTGTTAACCGTAGCTACAGCGTTAGGACTAATGATTGACAAGTTGCTCATCAATGGGTTGACGCCCCACACAAACGGTGGGCCAAGGTACTGCATTGAATACAGCGCTGCATCCGTCCACACCAAAATCTCTTGCTTCATTTTGGCTGCGGTAACGATAAATGAGCCTGTAGATAGACGCTGCTCGCCTGCTTGGTTAATAACAGTAGGTGTCCAGTTGTAGGCGTTTTCTTGATCTGACCAACGAATTAGCATGGGGTCAAAGACCGTGCCGGAGTTAAAGGGGTCGTATGAGTTTGCGCCAAAAGCAATTGCAAACCGTGATACGTCGGACACCATGATCTTGTTTGTAGTCGTCGGCACAAAGTTGTAAATTGTGCTTGGATATCCAGCAGCTTGGGATTTATCTTTAAGAGTCACGGCCCGCGCAAACGAGCTAGTATCTTTTGCCCAGTAATAAATTGCACCGCCGCGTGGAGCTATTAACAAGTCTTGGCCATAGTTATCCGAAGTCCACAAGCGCAATTGTTGGCCAACACCGCTAACTGCGGATGCCTGTCCCCAACCTGTAACGCCGACAAGAGCGGTAAATTGACGCACTGGAATTGGGATAACACTACCACCGTTACCTGCAGTTGGTTGAACAGCATGGAAAGACGCTATGCTGCCGTTAGTGCCTCGTGTACAGCCTGTAAAAGACGTAGCAGTTTTGCCAGTGTAGGTAATGATTTCCCACTCAATCTGGATTGTGCCCGCTGCAGGAAATGACGTTGTGGATGCTACGTTGATTGTAGTAGCTATGGCGTTCAAATATACGTTTTTAGTTACGCCAGTGCCCGCAGTCACCGCTAAAGTAGTTGCACCAGCGCCAAGGCTAGAGCCGTTCCAAGGGCCTGCGCCCCAGCCATTACCCAACGTATACACAGGAAGGCCAACAGAAATTTCATAAGCCGCGTTGACTGAAGCCCCACCGCCAGTTGCAGAAGATGTAGCGGCTGTACCAAAGCTTACAGTATATGTATTTAAATCAATAACTGTCCTGATTTGATAACCTACAGTGCTGTTAATCGTAGCGGCACCAATACCGCCAACAGCAGCGGAACCGGAGAAAATTACAAAATCACCGGCGGCTGCGCCGTGCGCATTGTCTACAACAGTAACTACAGAAGAGCCACTCACTGTAGTAAAAGGGTTTGTCAGCGCATTGGTAGGTGAACGGTAAGGGGTGATGTTGCGATATACCCCGCCATATAGCAAGTAGTAGCGCAAGTGTGTGCCCGCACCAATTAAGTTTTCTCCCGACAGCGACGCCCAGTTAACAAGGTCTCTACAAACCCCCTGAAAGTTATACGAATAGTAGTTAGTACTAGCCGGATCTACATCATAGTTAGTGGCAAGTATCCAACCGCCTATTTTTTCAGGTGTGCCAGAACGAAACCGTACCTTATCCATCTGATACCACCCACCTTCATTGGTGTAGTTGGTATTTTCAAGATTGATACCCGGTCTAAAGACAATTTTCTGTAGTGCCATAGCTTATTTTCCCATTAATTAGGAACCGCATCAAGCATACAGCCGCGTGCCAGTTTTGTCGATAATTAACGCTTGTTTTCTTGGGGCGCGAGCAGGTTCGTTTGGAATACTAATATGCGTCCAGCGATCAAATTCACGAATGACTTGGTCATAGGGCAAGCCAGCGGCAATGATGGTTTTGACAACCTCATCAGGAGTCACGCCAGGAACCCGAATGTCAGCAGCGCAGCCGATGCGGTGTTGAGAAGTATCTTTTGAACCCACCGCATCATTGACTTGCTTACTACGAAAAGCTGAATTAACCATGATGGGCTTGCCGCCCAAGGCAGTTTTGACCTCCTCAAGGAACGCCGCAAGGCGTTTAATGTTCTCAAGTTCAGCTTCATTTGGCTCATTGTCAAACTCCCGGTGGTCAGTGTGAGTTAACTCTTCAAGCGTAAAGTGTTCAGTCAAGTTCATTTTTTCAACCTATCAGCAATTTTTTCCATAGTGCGTCCGCCAAAATAGAAGGACATAACAAGCATACCCCACTGCCCTAGTAGTTCTACGTATGCGCCACGAGTTTCATACTCGAAGATAGACGCAATGGCAAAGCCAGAATAGGCTACCAGCAAAAAGATCAACGTCATGGGTCGGATGTTTTTAGATAGCCAAGAATCACTAGCCATGTCTGCTTCAGTGCGGCGGGTGACGTTTTCTTGCTCAATCTCATACAACTTGGTTTCGTTAGCCAGTTTAGTCAACTCACCGTCTTGCGCCATCTTAGCCAGTTCAAGTTGCGCCTTGGCTTTGGCCTCTGGGTCTGGAATTAGTTTGTCAATCAGTTTGCCACCAACTTGTAGCAGTGCGTCTAGTCCTAGCATATTTAATCCTCCGACATATCAGTTGCAGCCAAGTTTATGCGGGTCTTTAACGCCGCAATATCTTCTGGCTTATCTTTAAACCCAATAGCTACATACCCTGCAAACTTACCCATGTCAGGGGGAATGGAGCCTCGGCACATGAACTTTACACCCTGCTTTACACCCCATTCGCCAACTTTAGATGACGGGTTGAATTCTTCGCAAAGAATTTCACCATTAAGCATGGCCACCATAGCGGCATTGCGGTCTGAGCTTGCATTAAACAAAGACGTTACCGTGCCTTCCAACGCCTTTTCTCTTGAGCCATCAGAGTTGAGCGCCAACACCGTGGTGCGGCTGTTAACCGTTAAATTGGCTTTGTGAACCAACACCACTAAACCGTCAACGTCTTTCATCAAACTACGAGCAGGGGCGAGTAGTGCTTCCTGCTTTGCTAACTGGGGCATTTTGTCCTGAACCGTAATAGCATGAAGGATGACCTGCCTAGAATCCCAAGCAAAGTACCCAGCAAAGAACAGGAACGACAGCAGAATAACTGTGAACAGTTTAAACGGGTTATCTACCCACTCAATCAGCCCAATGATTTTTCCAAGGTTGCTGTCGTCTTTTTTGACTTCAGGCTTGGGCGCAGGAGGAGTTGGGGGGGCAACGACTTCCACCTTGGGTTTAACAATCCTACGCTTAACGGGCGCTACCTTGGCTGGGGGTTTCTTTGTAACCATTATGCGTATATGTCCAATTTACGGTTTGTAAAAA